GTGCGCCAAATTTTTGGCGCACTTACATTCGAAGGGTTTGCTCCGGGGGGAGAAATCCCAACAAATGAGCAAATGACAACCAAAAAAATCACCATCCACACATCCGGCAAACGCTGGTATGTAAACTATTATTCCAAAGATATTTCCGGAAAAGAAACCAGACACCGTGTATATGGCAGGGTGAATGTGGAGAAAGATCCCGAAAAACGAATGCTGCTGCTTTTAGAATTGCAAACGCAAGTATACCATTCCGTAATAGCAAACGAAGAGTACAGCGAGCAACTTTACACCCAGGGAACCAATATTTATAAAACCATCACTCAGATCGTTTCCGAAAAAAAAGGATATCTAAAAGATTCTTCATATGATTCCATTCAAAAACATGCCAAGCTATTTAAAGAATGGCTGTTAAAAAATAATCTGGAAGGAAAACAACCAGGTGAAATAAACAGGGCAAATATTATTACCTATCGCAATTGGCTGCTGGAAAAGAAATTAAGCAATCGCAGCGTAAACAACAATATTGATGAAGTGCGCGCCTTCTTCAATTACATGATCAAACGCGAAGATGGGATGGTATATAAAAATCCGTGTGCAACAATTGAAGATCTTCCTTTCCAATCAGAAACCCATGTGGCTTATACCGATACCGAAATGCAAACGATTTTCGATTACCTGAAGGAACAGGACCCTTATATGTTGTTTTATATAAAATTTGTTGCATTCGCTTATTTGCGAACAAATGAAGTACGCTTACTTCAGATAAAACATATTGATGTACCTGGCAAAACTATTCTTCTAACTGCCAATAACAACAAGGTAAACAACCGTATAAAAAAAGTAATTCAAAATAATTTTATGGATGAATTCATTACCCGAAAAATTGCTGACTATCCAAAAGATTTCTATGTTTTTTCAATAGGAGGGAAGCCGGGATCAAAACCAGTAGGTGAAGGTTATTTTTCTAAGCGGTACCAGGCAGTGAAAAAGAAATTCAAATTAACACCATTGCATACTATTTATGGCTTCCGGCATACAACCATAAGCCAGTTGTTACGATCAGGCGTACCAACATACCAGGCCATGAAATTAACCGGACATACAACACATGCAGCATTCGAGAAATATGCAAGAAGTATTTATTTGGAACCTGCTGAAGATGTCAGCCAGTTTTATTCTGTAAAATTTTAATTCTGAGGTCTTAAATCCGTAAACTCTATATTAGCACTATTGCCCCATTTAAACAGATGAATTTCTTTATTTGAATTAATCCAAAAGCATTCCTGAAAATCTTCAGAATTTACAGTATTTATTTTTTCGGAAAAAAGCGTAACAAATTTATTTTGCACCAAGTCTCGCAAATCATATAACAACAATCTAAAGGACGCCTCAGTACCATCATAATTGGTTTTAATCTTTAATCCTGACAATTTCCTTAATTTAAAATTAGGGAAAAGTGTAAGATTGCAAATGCCATTTATTGTTGTTTTTTTAGGAATATAATACAGACTGTCTTTATTGATAAACAGTAAATTAACACCCACTAAACTATCCGATTTTATTTTGAATTGATCTTCAGTCATCCCAAAACAGTAACCATCAAATAATTTATCATTACGTTCTGTAACTTTATTTTGCTCCTTTAACAATAAATCATATTTGTTTTTAAACTGTTGTTCAGCGCTTGTACAAGCGGATAAAACAATTAATATTAATAGCAGATTTTTCATAACTGGTGTATTTAATTAAAGCAAATGTATAAAAATTACCCAACCCTAGCAGCATTCTTCGCATTATCAATTTTAGATGTTGTTCGTGTATATCTATCATAATCCATATAAGCCTCAATTCCATCATCCAAAACAGAACATAATCGATCAACCTGTCTGCTTAAATTCATCAAAACAATATCCCTTTCAGCCGTACTATTTCCTTTCGTAAATACAGGCGCTGCAGTAGCCGTTTTTGTGCTTCCACCTGAAGCAAACGAACGGCTTTGGCGTATCGTTTCCAGATGTTCAATAATCGGAGCAATTTGCGGATCCTTCACCATCCAGCTTGGCGAAATCCATTCAACACCTTTTTCGCCTGCAATAAATGGCGTTCCGGTAGCGCTCTTAGTATATAAGGTTGCATCGGTCGTATATCCTTGTGGATCATCGCTTGTTTTATTAAAACCTCCTTTTGCATATGGCTTAGGTGCGCTTTTTATAGCGGCTATTTCCAAGCCAATAGCAGCGGCTTCAATAATTGTTAATGCTGCTGCTATATATGGTGTCGCGGCGTAAGTTCCCCAAATTTGAGTAATACCAATAGCACCGTTAATAATTGCTTTTGCAATTGCCAATTTTTGTTCACGCTCATATGCTTTCTTTTTAATATCCGCTTCCCGTTTATCATGCGCCTTTTGTTCTGCAAGAGTACGTTTATCATACTCCTTTTGGCTAATTAACTTGGCCTTTAAAAACTCATTATTTTTATTTTGGGAATCAGTCAATCGCGCATCGTTCCTCCTCAATTCTTCCGATTCTCTATTACGTTGGATCGTATCGTAAGATGAAAGTATTGAATCAACTTTGCTCGCAAACGCTTGTGTTAATGCAACTATTTTATTAAACTTTTCTTTACGGAGCTTCTCTTTTTCATCTTCAGTTTTTTTTGTTTCCGCGACTTCCTTATCCCCTTGTTTTTTTACAATGGCGGCAATTGCATCGGCTGACGCCTGGCGCAATGCAGTTACATCCAATCCGGCTGCGCTTGCCTTTTCAATAAGCGCATCCCACTTTTGCATTTCAGCAACCAGCTCTCTGTCATTAGCAGATAGCGTTACCAAATAAATTTCATCCTGTAACTCCTGTACCTTCTTTAATTTTTCTGCGTTTTTCTTCTGTTCCTCAATCGCTTGATTTACTAATGCGGTTTCAATTTCCTTGCTCCACAATGCGCGGATACGAGCTTTTGCTTCTTCAAAATCACCGGCCTCTTTTAATAATTTTCCGTATTTCCTGTCAATCTCGGCTATTTCTTTAGTATCCGCATCAAGGCCTTTTAAATAGAATTCTATTTCAAGGTTTCCAATGTCTTCCAGTAATTTTTTGCGAGCTTCGTTTATTTTTTCATTCGCTTTAATTTCTTCATCAGTTCTAAACTTGCCTTCTGCCTTTGCTTTTTCAGCTACTTTGGGGTTAACTCCGGGTAATCCAATTCCAAGCCGTTTCATTAACTCATCTTTCTCTTTTTGGATATCGTTCCCCTTCATGGCTTCGCTGTTGTATTCTACTTCAGCTTTTTTCCATGCGTCTAATGCATCAGCTACACCAACAATGTTTTCATTCATCCTGGAAAGCCCTGAATTTTTTGCATCAAGTAATGCCTGGGCAGCAACTTGTATTGGTAAGCCTTCGTTTTCTTTTGCCATCAAAGCCACCTTTCCATTGCTGTTGTTGTAGTAAGCTTTTGTATTGTCTGAATATGCTTTACGTAAAGATTCGAGTAATTCAGCTTCGCGTAATAATTGTTTTTCTTTTGCATCGGCAATGTTTTCAGCCTGATCCGCAATTTCTTCTTGCTTACGTTGAACAACAATTTTGCTTACCAATGAATTTATTACACCATCAATCGCTTCGCGCACCTGATCATTACTTGCTTTTTCAGCATCAAGGTTAGCCAGGTAATCAGGATACTGATCTTTTAATTCTTTTAAAAGTTTTGTTCGTTCCGTATTACCCACATTATAGGATAGAATTTTAATTTTTGATAATTCAACCTGCGTTTGTTCTTCAGCCATCGCTTGCGATGCTGCATGTGTGTTGGTTGTTAATTTAAGTATTCCGGAAGCCATCCAGTCTAACCCTTTCATGATGGGGCCATTCACAAAAGCAGTGGTAAGAGATTTACCGATCTTATCTATTTTAGCGCCAAAAGTATCGTTTTTGATGTTGAATTCATTCATGATGGAATCAGTTCCTTGCAATGAAACATTGGCCATGTCAACTTTTTCCTGAAGTAATTTTGTATTGCTTCCAAGTTTTGCAAACACCTCAGAAGCTCCGGCACCATCCACGCCAAGCGCATCTAAAATATGCGAAAATTCAGTGGCGCTGGTTCCGCCTTTCTTACTTCCTTCCGCAACTTTTACAAATGCTCCGTACAAATCTTTATTCACAAGGTCTGTAAACTCTTTGGTACTCATGCCGGCAACTTTTGCAAACTTGTCGGTATCCTGTGTCATCTTCATCAGGATTTTGGAAACCGCTGTGCCACCGCGCTCTGTGCTTACATTTAATTCTTGTAAAGTAGCAGATAGTCCAAGTACTTGTCCGGATGTTAAACCTAAATTTATACCAACGCCTCCAATACGATTAGCGAAATCAGATACAACCGGTCCCGTAGCAGCTCCCGAACTTGCCAACTCGTTTATCGCATTACCAATATGAAGCATGTCTTCCGAAATATTATCCGATTTCATATCGGTAAAAATGTTTCGCAATGCGCCCATCTCTTTGGTCACTTGTTCGGCACCGCCCTGAAACTCATCACCCAACGCCACAACTAATTTATCGGTAGCAGCTGTGAAGCTTAAAACATCTTTTTTTGCAATACCTAATTGCCCTGCAGCAATAGCAATATTTCGTAATTCTTTAGTAGAAGTGCGTGTGTTCATTTGAGAAAAGGCATTGTTCAAGCGCTTCACTTCAACCTCTGTCATTCCGGTGGTTTTGCGGATGTCCGCAAAACTATCCGACAATTCCGAATTTTGTTTTATCAGATCACGAACCTTATCGGTCATAAATTGAAATCCCATTGCTGCAACAGCAATAAGTCCAAATGCTTTAACCTCTTTACTTATTTGCTTAAATACTCCCCCAACACCTTTTACATCATCCTGTATTGATTTTAAGCGTTTATTCACTACTTGAAACTCCTTTGTTTTATCAGCGAACGCTTGCGAATCAGAAGGAAGGTTTTTTAACTGGCCTTGTAATTTTTTTGCCGAATCCTGAATTTCTTTCAGCGTAGCATTTGCCTGATTTCCTTTAAGGATAATCTCAACGGTTCTTTGTTCTGCGCTCTTTGCCATTACATTTGAAGTGTTATAGTGGTTGGTAAATTTTCTTTGATGATGTTTGTAGAAGTGATGCCGTAATATTCTTCCAGCATATCGCCAAGCCTTACATTTTGCCTGTAAATTGTTTTAGAATACCATGGATTAGGCTTACGCATGTGGCGTAACAGCTGCCCTTTTTCATTACGTTTTTTAAAGAAGGAAGCGCCTAGTTGTTTTCGGCTGCCAAGTGGCATCCCACGCCCAACGCCCATATCAACAAATTTTCCGTAGTCGTTGTATTTTAAAATAATAGAGCTTACTTCGTTCCCGTTTCTGCGCAACGTAAACGAAATGCTATTGCGCAGCTTATGCGTAACGCCAATATTGTTTTTCCGGATAGCTTCGCGTAAGTCTTCAGATAAGTAACGACTAAAGTCATACATCATCTTGTACATGGAAGGCAACTGCTTTTTTTGCTGAAATTCGGACATGGGATAATTTTAATTTAAAATTACCCCGACCAATCAACTCAATAAAGGACAGGCTATAATTTGAGGAGTTTTACCACACTTTGTTTGATAGTGCTTCCTAAAATCATGCTCACATTTTTTACGAGATAGTTCACATTTTTTATCTGCACTTTTCCTTTATATTTCAAATAGGAAGTGGGTAATTTTATTTTAAATTCAAACACTCCTGAATTATCGATTGCTAAAAATATTTTTTCCAGATAGCGTTTAAACCAACCGTCATCACCTTCCATCTTTAAAGTGTATTCGCCAATTTTATTCCCATTCACATCATAATTGGTGGATGATGCGTAAATATAATTTCCGCCATACGTTCCGGTAATTTTTCCACGCATAAATACAGTTCGTAGTGATGGTGCGTTTATCCCCAAATCAAATAAAGGGCTGCTACCAGTTTCAGATATCGCGGGCATAATGCAGATAACATCAGCACTATTACTTGTTGCGCTCTCATTTACCTGCGCATCGGTCATAAGCATTGGCGCAAGTTCAATCTTTCTTTCACGCGCACCTTTACCTACTGTAATCGGATAATAATAATCCGAATACTCAACCCATGCTGCGCCACTCCATTTCATTAATTTATTTTTATTTTTTACAATCGCTAATGCATCAATGGGAGCTGCTGTTGGCAATAAACTTTTTTTAATATATTCGCCAATAATTTTAGTTTTATCGTAAGGCTTAAAGTTGTCAGTTAGCAATCCATCATTCCCGCCAAAGTCATAATTCAACGTATAACCCTTGCTTTTTTCATCGAAGATCTGCGTATAGTTTGGATCAGCTAAATCCGTTAAATTTATTGCCGGAGTACTGGCGATAGTTTTTTCTGCTAAGGTCATCGAAAGCGTACGCTCATCCCAATCTATATTTATTTCGCACTGAGCCCTGTTTTTTAATGCATTTAAAAACTCCGAAACTGTAATGTCAGGCAAATGATTTTGAAGCTTCACGTAACGATCCATGATATTGAATGATGTATCGTAACGATAAATGGTGATAATGCCATCATACTTTACGGTCCAGTCAATACTTAACCCTGGTCCGTAATATGTATCAACTGTGTTAGGAGCAAATACATCACCGGTTGTATTTAATAATCTGGCAAATATTTCACCACCGGAAGACGCACCTGTAATTACGCCTAAAACATTGAACGTTCTTATTCCCCCTGTTGTAGTAGAAGTGTAATCTTCACTTCCAATAACCGTTTCAACTCCACCATATTTATAAATAATTTGGATTTGTGCAGATCGGGAATAACCTGCCGATGTATAGATGCTTACTGGAAATTTTGCAGCATAATCACCTGCAGTTGGCACATAATATTTATAATCAGAATTATGAAAATTCCCTTCCAAATTGGAGCATCCCGGGAAATAATCTGCAAATCGAATAATAATACTTGTGGCCGGGGAATGCGAAACTAATAATACCCCCGAAACAAGATTCCACACACTGTTCCATGTCCAGGTGCGGTCATATCCTGTTTTAACTATTGCTCCTTGGTCCTCGGCCTTATCCAAAGCATAATTATTATAAAGCAAGGCGCTAGCATGTTCCGCATCCATCCAATAGTCTCCCGTTGGGGTTAATCCGTTTTCATCGCAAATGGTTTTAATAATAAAGTGCTTGTAAAGGAATGGTACCAATGCATATTTATTATCTGTGTATGTTGTATTCAACAAAAAATTACCAACGGTCGCATCCATCCTATTCACAATCCCACAGAAATCGGGATTTGTATCACCATAAAAATCTGGATTATAATGTGGAGGGAACGCGATGGCTAATCGCCAATCAACATCCTGAAATATTGCCATCTCACCAAAACCAACTCCCAAATCAATGATTCCTTCAGTTTCAGGCTTATAGTTTAATTCGCTTAATTTTTTATCTGCATTTACCAGTCCGGTTATTCCGGCTGCAATGTTTGTATTGAAGCCTTTTTCATCGGTACCGTTAATAATCAGATTGCTTTTAATGCTTTTTGAACCCAAAAATAATGTTATTGGAAACGTAACGCTTGCATTAGGAACATCTGCTTTATGCGCAAAACCAAGTTCGCGCATATTGGTATCAGAATATTTTAAAATGAAGGGGAAAGAATAATCGCTTTGCAGCGCATTGTCCTCAAACAATGTATTAACACTTTCCCAGCGTAAAGTTGTTTCTGTAAGATCCAGATCGTTTCCGGTGCTGTTTAAAACTATTCTGATCATACCACATTGTTTTTATATGCTAATTGATATTCGAACTCATAAAAAAACAGTGTTGAATTGCTATCGTGCTTTTTGAGCGCGGAAGTTGTAATTATAATCGGGATAAACATTCCATCCTTATCCACAACTTTATGTTCTGCTAAAAAAACATCTTCCAGCCAATCAACTTGTGCCTTGCTTATCCATCCGGTATTTACTTTATACTTGTCTGATTTTTGGTGTCCGATCTCTGATGATTCACCGGTTACAACAGGTGTATCAAATAGTCTGGTTGTTTGAACCAGGTCTTTTTCTGTTTCAATGGCTTCGTCCAAAACACCTGTCAAACATACAGTATCAAAACCTCCTAAGCTTTGCGTAAAAAATAAATAATGTTCGTCAATAAAATAATCCCTTTCCGGAACAAATGTAAATGCCTCCGAAATAATGATGTCATCCGGCTTGTGAATAATTTCTATCGTGTATTTTTTTACATCATCCCAGGCAACTGTAGAAGATAAACCAAGCTGTGTGAATCCAACAGGGAAACATTCTACCCGGTACGGCAAAGCATAAATTGAAGAACTTGATTCCACTACTACTGTAGCATCATTTTTTTTGGTAATAGTAACTTTTATTTTCAATGCGCTACTTTCACTATCTTCAATGTCATTGGTGCATAAATAAAGAAACTCTTTTTGTGCTTCACGCACCTTTTTTGTACGCGGCTGCCGGGTCATAAATGTACCCGGTGTGGTCCTGAATTTACTAGCAATTAAATTAGTGGTGCCCACAAACAAATGTTTTTTTATACCGGCTTTAATTGCATAACCTAACGATGTAGTATTTACCTGTTTGTTCAAAATCGGGTTCCCAAATTTCTCGAGATACCGTAAATAAAATCGTTTTATTACGTTATCGCAATTGCTTATATCTGTTTGCGTATACGCTGGTAGATCATATTGTAAATTTGAATTAATTTCGTCCTGAAAATAGAAAACGCATTTATTATCTAATGGATCCAACTCAATCGTTCCGCGCTTCGCATAATCACCCAAATACATAGCGCTTTCCATCCATAAATCAGCTCTCATTTTATAATTTTCGGCATACACCGGATCTGTGCCATCATTATGCGTTGCATTAATTACAAAACCAAAATTGCTGCTATCAAAATTATCATACAGCGCATATTCAACCCCTTTGTTTTTTGCAACAATAGTAATGCTGGAACCAATTCGGTTGCAAGTATAATTTTCGGAAAATATATAGTTCTTTGCAAAATCAATCACCAGAGCATCGGCATATTGGCTGTCGGTTAAACTTGCTTTTGGCCTTACCTGGTATCCTGTATTATCCGGAGTAGTAGCAACCGTAAATAAAACGCTATCGGTCGCCCACTGAAACAAAATAGTGCCACCAACTGCATTTGCACCGTCAGCTGTGGACGCATCAATTTTTATGGATGCGGCAACTCCTGCTGTCGTTTCGTATGCGTCCGTTTCAAATTGTCCAACAATTGGATTTTTGCTGAATTGGTAGTTAGTGATATCGGTGATCTGAGTCAGTGACATAAATATTATTTTTGTTTAATCGTACTCAACCAGCCTCCAATTGCAGGCACCAGGATAAAAAATAATTTACAAATATGAGCCGGGTTATTGAAATCAAAAGTATCCCAATCAATTACGGCAGCAACGCCTAATGAGGTTAATAAACCTCCGATGGTTGCTAATTTGCTTGCATGTTTTTTCATAGTGCTAATATTTTATTTAATCCTCCACCGCTTAGTCCGCGGTCCTCAATTATCCATTTTGCTTTGCCCCCATGTGCTTGTATCATTGCTGTGATATCACGCTCAGCTGAACCTTGTATGCGCGTTTGCTCCTTATCAATATTATAAGCGGCAAGCAAACATGCGTGCGTATCAAGTTCGGTTTGGCCGCCATGGCAACGAACTCCGCTAAACCGTTTTCCATGACTAAGAATACTAAAGTCAGGCTGGTTATAAATAAGCGGCATAACGCGTTTAAAATGTGGTGAAAACGTAAGTATCACATCATATATGTCAGCAGGAATACACGTCATTCCATCAACCTTAACGCCATCACCTCTTATTTCATCTTCCAATTGATAACACAACCATTTGCTATCAGCAAACACATCACTGATGATGTTTCTGTGAGCTCCGGTATTGTAAATTTTACGTTGCGAAATAAATGTTAGCATGATCAGATCTCCTCGCTTTTTTTATTTGATTTGTTTTTATAATGTGCATGAATTTTAATTCCGTAATATAATAAAATAATAGCTGATACAGCGCATTTCAGAACAATATCTAAACTTGTAAATAATGCAGTTAAACCACCTGCACCAACTACGGCAGCTTTTATTTCTTCGGAATGTTTATCCGCTAATTGAATGAATATTTGTTTCATAAATATATATTTTTAAATATCAAATTTCTTTCTGCTGTCACCAGTTGCAATGGATACTTCCAATAATGATCTAATACTTACACCGTTATCAGTTGCCCAAATTAAAAACTCTTCTTGACCAATAGCAGTGTCATAACCCTCCTGATCTTTATCAACAATCACTCCTGTTTGCGCATTTACTTTTGTTTCGTTATCTGCTGTTAATGTAACCGGATAAGGATTAAATCGTGATGTTCCTACAACAGGAGTTCCATCAGCATTGAAGTAACGCACTTGTATTTTATGTTCAACAGAAAAACTTTCGTCATCTTGTTTGAATGATAAATGTTTTGCTTTTCTTTTCAATCCGCTAACAGGGCAGTTTGAAATATTTTTTTCGATGTTTAAAGGCATGATAAATATTTTAGTTTTAAATTAAACGCCCCATTTATTAAAAAGATATTGACGAATTGCATTGTAATTGGCATCTGATAAAAAAGTATTGGCATGAATCACTTCACATAAATTAAAACTTGATAAAGCAAGTCCACTAGCTTTTCCACCAATTGTAAAATAATTAGAAGATGTGCAATCTGTCATAGCTGCCGATGCAAGGGCGCTATTAACTCCATCGCAAGCAACTTTCATTTTAGATGTGTCTTTTCTTACGACAAAACAAATCATCTTTACAGTTGCTGGTGTTGTAATAGGGAAGTATGACCATGAAGGCGAAACAGAATTATTGCTGCCCATACATCTCCAACCAGCCCCATTTGCCCAATTAGCAATAGTAAAATTCGGAACAACTGTGGATGCCCATGCCGAATTAACTATGTTTAGATCATATCCAACAGGCGTCAGTGTTAAGTTTTTAATTACCAAAAAAACTGTTTTTGTTGTCCCTGTCACTCCTGCTACATTTGCTGCCTCAATATAATCGGACGTGCCATTAAGTAAAATCGTATTCTTCCCACTAACAACCGTATCTTTTTTGAAAGTTCCTGTTCCTGTGAAAACAACTCCACCTATCTTATCTTTAATTGTTGTTACCGCTGTTCCATCTGCAATAATTCCTCCCGAATTGATAGTGCTCATATCGTTTCCATCCAACCACAGATTTACACCTGCAATTTTATTCGGCAGCTTTGATGCGATAATTATTTTATTTGTTGCTCTATAAACTGGCATTTATGCTATCCCCCATTTAGTTTTCAAATAGTATTCTACTTCTAATATTTCAGGAATACTCAATCTTCTATTAAAAATTATTACCTCATATACTCTATTTGGAGTTGTAACGGACGAAAATCCACCATTACCCATGTAAATTCTTGCAGCACTGTAAGAAGGGTTTGATGACTGAGATACTAATAATGGAACCTTTCTGTTACTCCTAAAAACAAGTGGGTAACCAGCGATACCTGTTTGATTCATCATATACAACCTCTTATTAGTAACCATCGTATTGTCACGCAAATTCCCAACAGCGCCACCGGATGAATCATAAGTAAGAACTTGCGTACCAGTATTTGAATCGCCACGTACCTGATGCAACAATGCCGTTAATGTAGCGGTGTAGTTCATTCCGAAAATCAACTCATTAGCTGAACCTCCCGAAACATAATTACAATGCGCACCTACTGAGAATGCTGTTAATTCGGATACACCGACTAAACTTGTTATTCCTGTTTTTGAATAGGAACTGTAAGTGCCTTTTATAGTCAGGAAAGGATAACCGGATGCATCAACTCCTGTTTTCCCCTCTGTTCCTGTCAATGTCAAATCATTATTTCCGGTTTTATCTTTGAAGGTACTAACAACAGTATTCACAGCTAATGATTTGTAGTCAGAAGCATCCCACCATCCGGCAAGTCCACTTATCTTATTTGGAAATTGTGCGCCTATCGTTCCCATTATGCAAGTCTTTCAAATGTGGTGGAACAATTTGTTATGCTACCTGATGCGTCACTATGCTGAGCATTAACTACTATATCATTATCAATTGTTGTGTCTAGTGTTTGCGCTGCGAAAGAACTTACCAATTGGTAAGGCGCTAACGCTCCTAATTGAACAATGTTAAACGTTCCTAACCCCAAAACACTTCCAGAAGCTCCGGTATCAACAATTTGAATTTCATAATCTATCTCAAAATAATCATCTGTGTATATTGAATTAACAGCTAATGGCGTAGCAGATGTTAATGTAACTCCTCCTATTTTTATTTCAATTAATAAAGTGTCAACACTACTGATGGACGTATATTTACCACGTATTTTTAAACGCAATACTTTTCCGCTTGTCATGCTATTTGCGAATACTCTTAACGGTGTAGCTGTTGCACCGATATAATCACCTGCTGTTGTAGAAAGTATGGATGTCTTCGTAACTCCTGTAACTGTTTTCGCTCTGTATTGTCGAAAGAAAACACCACTTAACCAATCGAAAGTAAAACCGTTTTGAGCGTAATTAAATGCTTTCTGATTAACGTCATGAATATCAACAGTACTTATCTCTTGCGCATAATCAGTAACACCACTCATGTTACCCATTACTGAATCAGTAGGAATTAATCCTTCATCCACAATAGTTGCATCCCATGTAGAACCATTATATGCGAACTGAGCCACTTGATATTGGCGAGTCATTGTAATAGATGCTACCGATGTTATAATTACACCTGCACCAGTATCAACTTTTCTTATGTAAAACACAAACCCTGCAACACCTGTTGGATAGGTACAAGTTAATGCACTTGCACCTGTTGTTACATTATATGTTACTCCATTCTCTGTGGCTGCAACTGTCCAACCTGCTGACTTAGCAATACCTCTGGAATCGTAATCAAAAACAAAAGTTTTAGTAATGGAGGCATCTCTGAATTTCTTTGCCGAACCGTTATACCATTCCATTCCGTTTAGTAATCCCGATGTTACATCAACTCCTGCGATATACCGTTGATGTGCTACGGATGCTGTGGAAGCAGGCATCGCTATAAAAGCATTAGTAGGTGCGCCAGCTCCTCCAACCCCTAAATTTCCAAGGAATGACCAGTTACCGGAAGTGTCCAATGTTGCTTTTATAACATTATATACTTTAATAAGAAAACTCTTATTATCATTTGTACCGATAATTGCATTGCCTCCAAAACTATTACCACCTTGAGTAAATGCATTAACAACACTTGATGCAGTCCAAGCCCCTGTGTTGTATGCCCCGGTATAGGTAAATTGATTATTAGGTGCAGATAAAGAATTTACAACTACGACATTACCTGCTACAGGTGTAGTATAAACCCATGCGGCACTTACCGATTGTGCAATTTTATTTTCGCTTCCAACCCAAGCACCTGATAAACCGGCTGCCGGCAATAAGTATCTTTCGCCTTCAACAAATGCCGGAGGCGCTGTAATTGAATTACTTATTACAGGATCTAACCAGGAGGATGTGCCATCAGGGACAATGTCGCTTAACATAGCAACCATCCCATCCTTATCAGGATAGGTGTAAGTACGAGCAGCCGTATTAGCATTTACAAAGAATGAAGTAAATGTACCGGCTGTATTAACAAATTTTATTTTGAAAGCATCCCAAACAGCAGCCAAAACACGGGCAACGGTAAAATACAGATTGGTTAACCCTTCTGGCACATCATCCGTTGTTCCAGGGCTTGCAGTAATGGCAGTATAAACCGTTCCAGTCCATCGATATTGCAAATTATCATCAATGGTAATATATATTTTCCCTGTTTCTCCGGCACCTGGCAATGCTGCGTAATTAGCATATTCCAGTACATCATCCACATAACTTGGCAAATAAGCTGCATCTATTTTTGATGAAGAATTTAACGGAGCATAGCCACTCGCTGCGCCTTTATTTGTTATTAATTCAAAATCTGATTCAGCGTGAGCTCCAGCAACCATATTGCTCGATGCGTCAATTACTGCCATTTTAGAAGGCGCTAACTGTGGTAAGTTGATAATCGGAGCATTTAGGGATATCATGCCGGTATGCCGCAAAGCGGCAACAGCATCATTTATTTCAAGCCATCCATAATTCGTATCTGCAAAATATTTAAGTAAAATTCCGGTGTCGTAAGCACTAAGTTGTGAGAATCCCAGCAAAAAAGTTCTGACAATATTGGCTTGATTATATAGGTCAATATATGATTTGCCATCCAAAGAAGAAAAAGTTTTGCTATTCGCTATATAAATTTTATTTGCGTCCTGGCTTAAATGACTATCACCCAACGACCCTGCATTATTATAAGGAAGAACTCCGGATGTAGGATTAATTGAACCTGCAGGAACATAATTCAATGCGCTCCATGCAAGAACCCCATCAGCAAATTTAAATCTTCGTTGATTTGTTCCGGAATATAAAAGATCAGAAGTTATTAAAATTCTTTTTTCAGAATAAACAGTTGTATCAGCTGCCCATGCCGCTGCTGTTTGAACTACTATCTGACTTTGTATATAAAAATCCATTTTCTTACCAATTTATATTTACAACTTCCGCATCTAATGCGCTTGAAATAACTGAGCCTTGCAATACACCATTCAAAAAAACATTAACGGTTCCTCCACCGGTAGCAACCAAAGCTTTTTCCATAACTAAGTCAACAGCTATTTCAATGTTATTTACAATTTCTATGTCAACTGTATCAGCCATTATGGAAGTGTTAGTGTAGAAGTAATTGAATCTTTCAGCGTGAATAAATATTTTTTTGTAATGCTGTCGTATTTTGAATCATCTGTTACGCCTGCGTCTGTCTTCCTAACTAATACCTCAATGTTTTTTTTACTCAAACTTCCGGTTTTTGTATCGGTACTATCGATGGCAATTATTAAAATACCGGTAGCCTGATCTGTAACGTCAATGCTCTTCCATCCGGCTGAAACGGTACGCGAATATTTTTGAAAAACAGAGTTGTCCTGATTATAAATTACAATCACAATATTATTATATCCGATGGAAAAATCAAGAGGAGCTCCAAGGGCATTTTTTACAGTCAACCTAAAGGTTTTATCCTCGTTCCGATAAACTATTTCTTCACGCTCGTTCATTGTAAAATTTTTATTTAAAATTAATTTTCAAACATCCGAATAAAAAGGACAGCCCTAAAACGTCCACTTGGTTTCATCTTCCCATTTACTTTCATCCAACTGATCCGATTTGTTCGTGCTGATCACATGATTTACAATCCATCCGAACCATCCATCGAACACGGGTCCTACAGGCGTTAACCGGATGCTATTTAATTGCAAATGTTTGATCAGGTTTTCAGGAGAAGGTTGTGCTGAGTCAAATGCTTTTCTCCGATCATTTTTCAGTTTCGTAACCATGTCCCAGGCTATTTCAAACATTTCATTTCCGGCCGCTTCAATTTGAGTCCAGTCAGCTGAATTGCATTTTTTTAAAATAAGTGCTCCGCCATTTAATTGAAGCATCACATTGTCCGAATCATTGTCAATTGGACTATATTCAGGCTCTTGCAATGCAATCATCGGAGAATTAATATTTTTTAATTCAGTCAACACAGCTTCAGGACCAAACGTGCAAAAATGAATACTCGTTTCATCAACATGCGCTATCGACTTATGCCTGATGGCAGCGTTTTTCCAATAAGTTTTGTGTTCTGATGGATTCATTTTTTAGGGTTTTTCAGATTAACTATTTCTTTAAATATTAATGATAGATCGGTAGTACTTGTTTCGCTGAAGTTTCCAAATTTCCCGCCACTCATGGCAACAATCACATCTATCCAGGTTGATTTTGAAGCGGCCGCTTCTGTCTCTTTGGTAAATATTTCGGGATAACGGCTTACAATTAAAGTCCTGCAACCGATATAGAACAATAGTATTGCATGCTTTTCAGTATGCTTTAAGCGGCTAACATAGTTGGCCGTTTGTTCAATTCTATTTTTATCGAATGCATCACGTTTATCATCGCCATTTTTTTCACTTCCTTGTCGGTAAAGCACTGCAATCAGTTGATCTAAAAACAAAGTGTCTTTTGTGGTGTTGTAATGCAGATACATGCTATCCGCAAAACTAAATTCATCAGCGCGGATTCCGGAAAGTTTATCAGGCGGACCGTAAAAAGTCCGGAAGTGTATTTTTACTTCCGGGAAAGGATTTTTAGTTAAGGCATTTGCATCGAAAATAAAATTAGTAAGCGATGCCAGATCATACAACGATTCATTGGAGAGTTGTTTGATGTAATACAATCTTCGTGCATAATCCCATATTTTATTTCCATCCATCAACTTAAGGAATAGCAATGACTTTGCTTTTATCAGCGTCATATTATTTTGTGCTAACAGTTGCCAGGCTTCCCAGTATTCGGCAACATAAAGCAATTGTTTTTTGCTCAATTCATTCCAGGAAGACGGGAGCGAAATAGTTTCGCTCACCGGTTTTCCTTTTCTGAAATATTTTAATTCGAATGATATCATATTTCTGGTAATTCAATTGTTAGATTTTTTAATTCATGAGAGCAATCTCCGCAGAACTTTATTTTACCATTAGTTATTATGAAGTGGCAGTGATATGAGTTCTCTGGATTTGACAACCACTCTTCGTTACCTTTAACATTTACATCGACAAACCTTCCGGCTTTTTCATTTATAGAAGGCGTAAATGTTGGATTATTTACGTCTCCATTAAATCCCCATTGTGCATTTTGCTGATTTGGAACTATTGTATTGATATAATGATCATGCCCAGCTGGGCAACGGAAGTAATATGTTCCATGATCCTTGTCGTATAGCTTTACCTTTGCCATTTATTTCTTAAATTTTAATTTAAAATATGCCCCAAGTTCTATTCGCTTTTGGATAAGATCATAGCGAACATCATACAACGTATTTTTTTTCGTCTGAAGTAAAATAGATACCCCACAACCTGCATTATTACCTATTGTATTAGCGCCTGCAAATATTCCCGGATACAAAGCCATCCGTTTTTTAGGCACTTCAACAGGCTTGTTGATAATTGTTGTACTCGTTATTGGCTTAAGCCACTGATAAGTGAATGTGCGGTTGATGATACTATTTTGCGAAACCGAATCGCAGATGACGGCTCGTAAATTTGTATCTGCAATAACTTGTTTGTAATAGTTGATGTTGAAATACTTTTGCAGTATTGCAGCGGTATCAACGTGTGCAGGAAGTTCTACAATTACAGTTGCGCCCGGTACCGGAAATGGTTTTGGTACGGGAATATTTTTCGGGATGGTATCGTAAGTAGTAATGCTAATAGTATCCGATGTGTTTTTTACTTCCGGACAATTCCCTGTTCCGCAGCGCTGCAAAAACAATACAAGCATGATCGCAAATCCTGCCCATCCAATGATTGTTATTTTAGTTTGATTGCTCATGTTTTATTATTTTATTTATCCCATAAAAAAGTTACCACTCTCACTATCATTTGTAAACGAATGATCCGTTGTATCACTATCATATACATCACTGGCGGCATAAGTCGCATAGTCAGCAATGTTAGTCGCTAAAAATTCTTTCAGTTTTTTACTATATGTTTTTGCGTCATTTTCGGCAGCCATTTCAAGTTTAAAGATCATGGCATCTTTAGCCGGTTGTTTTTGCGAAACAACCTGGGCGTTCCCGGTATTGTTAAAATTCAAAATGCCTCGTTCATCAATACTTACCGATAATTCGGTAAATGCGCGTTTCATCGTGAATGGCACTAAAGCCTTTTGAATTAATGCAACCACTTTCAGGTTATTTGCAGATAAATTATTAGCAATGTGCTGAGTCATCAGCTCATTGTAAAAACTTTCACCGATTATCGCTGTAATATCAAATTCCTGTGCCTTTTTCATAGCACTTCGCAAGGCAATAAAATTCAAACGTGAATTTCCGATGGGCGAAAACAAGTCCGAAAACTGTTTTGTAGTAGTAATAAAACACTCTTTAAATACTGTATAAGCGGATGATGCAGCCCATAAAGCAAATGTTGCCTTGTTTTCTTCCAGGTAATCCAGCAACGCATCCATTGCACTACCCGAAGAGCGTAAAACGCTGCGGGATAGATCATCAATTTGCCACTGAAAAGCCGTCTTTAAAGTTTCAGTGGTGTTAATCCGGATACCATTATCACCCATGGAAACTTGTCCGGTTGGGATCCACAGGAAAAGCATGTAATGCACAATTACTTCCTGGCATTTCTCCAGCAATTCAGTTTGTTTGGCTGATAAGGTTGGAGTAGTAACATTGTAAGCCGCACTCAATGCATCGTATTCTGTCTTACTCATGTTCGGAATAAGGAAATCACGCTCCGCTTGCTTGATGTATGGCGTAAATGATGTGAAGGAGGATGAACCAATAATTGGCACCACTTTTTTAATATCAGCTATCGATTTTAGTAACATGGTTTTAAGTATTTTTTATTTTAGTTGCTGTGCCTGTTATTACATGATTCTTTTTATCCGTAGCGTTTATTGCAACATTACCATCCATTAGAAATACTACCGTACCTCCATGTTTTCCTAATTCTCGTTTTTGTAGGTAATCCATTAAATTAGAGTAAGAAGTCAAAGAGTTTATTTTGCTTTGATTACGCGTATCAGTCAGGCTTAGATTGAACATGGTTTTTATAGGTATTAGGTTATGCAATTTTTTTAGTTTCACTTCCTTTATCCAGCGTAGTCATAAATTGATTTCTGAAACGAAATTCTATTTCCGGATCCCAACCGTTGAATTCAATAATTAAATTGTTCAGCGGCTCTAAAATCAAATCCTGACGGGATTTATTAGTCATCACATGCAAGTTGTAAGCTTCGCGGATGTTTGAACCTGCACCGCCCATTCCATTGTTTGGCATGGTCCCAACTAATGCCGGATGTAGTCCGATGGCTGACATCGTTCTAAGCGAAGCATCTTTACCATCTTCCAGATACTTTCCATCTTTAATTTTATCGTCAATGGCTTCGATCTGAATCAAATTAAATTCTTTTCCACCATTACCGCCATTAAACTCATGATGCACAACACTGATAAGTGATCGCCCTGCTTTTTCAGCTCCCATCAATGTATCTTGCATCGACTCTATTTCTTTTTTCTTAATGTTTGTCTTATCCTTGTCCGGCATTTTCGCCCAGCCGTCAAACTTCTTTTCCCAATACATGTTGCTGATCCGGATGTGATATTTGATAGTCATTTGATTCGCCAACAAAGCTTTTTTAAATTTCGGAATAGCTTCCGCAACCGCTAACCATCCGCTTTCACGCAGCGAGTTCCAACTGGCAAGCTGATAAAATTTATTTCCAGGCTGCGCATAATTCAGCGGATAGATATAGTTGGTCCCTTTTAAATTTTCTTTTAGTTGTTGTGCAGGATTGTAGTATGCATCCAGTACCGGAAGTTTTTTTGTAAACGGATCGTTCGCTTTTCCATCAGGCCATTGCGCATTGATGTAGCAATTATCAATCATTCCCGATTTGCTGTTCTGAACGCCCCACCTGCATTCTTCAGCAGCTTGCGAACAGATCTGAAGTATTTCCGTTCCTCCGATATTCAAAACTATTTCAGGGAAAACATTATAAAACCAATACACATCGGTTGCCGATTCCTGCAGGTAGCGATTGATATTAGAATGCTTCAACCATGCTTTGATTTCCACATTGTTTGCTTTATCAACCGGTACCAATTTGCTGTCATCTTCCGGATCAGGAGTTCCCCAGATCAAACCACCGGCATAAAGTAAACCAGCTTGTTTCTCCAGTAACATTCCAAGCTCCGTGTTTTTGCGTACATCAGCAATTACCAGTTGTGGAAAATCATTGTCTTCGCCCCAAAATAATATTTCATTTTTTGCAGCAAGTTTATTTATTGAGGAAGATGGCCGTGTGGTATTGATTACATCGGTAGATATCGATGCACTAACGCCAGGCATGTAACTAAAACGATAATCCTCACTGAATAATACTTCTTTATTTTCCATTAGATAATTACTTTTTTGTGATTGAGTTCGGTTATAAGGTGAATGTGTACAGGATAAGGGTGGTCAGCGCTATTCTCCTGGCGAACAGTGATCAGGTCATTACGCTTCATGTTGTATTTCGCACCGGTTTTAAAAGCAGCTGTTAACTCAATGAGTTCACCGCCTGTGTTTTTCGATAAATTGCAGGTAACAAATTTGAGTTGAAAAGCTTTTTTTGAAGCTTCCATTTGTCTTAGTGCATCGCCCAGTGTTATCATATTACGAATTTGCGAACACAGCGCAAATAAATAAAGGACAGGTTATGAAAACAAAAAGCATCCCGGTTAGAGATGCTTTTTATTTCTTATGAATTTGTCACAATGGAATTCCACCATACCCATTTCCGGTCAACATCAGGATCCACATACAACGGTTTTAGAATACTCAGATAGATGATCGTTCCCTTCGGTACAAACGTATTATCTGAAAGCGTACCCATAAATAATGGAACAGTTCCATTATGAAGCTGAACTGGCGCTTCGTAAACAATCAGGTAACTAACATCAACCATCGGTAACTCATACGAACTTTCAATTTTCGGGACCTTCTTTGCGCCCGTATCTGCGCTGATCACGCTAAAACATCCAAACAATAGTAAGAATGAGATAGAAATTAATACTTGTTTTTTCATAAACCAAAACTATTAAGAGGGCAGGCATATTTAAAGGACAGGTATTTATCCGGATGTGTACCGTTTACACTTGATTTTTTTGCTACTTTTTGTATCAAGACAAAAAGTAGGGCGGGCGCCCTTTCTCCGCTTGTTGGTAAGCAGATAATGTACTACTTTAAAAACTCGTTACACATAGCCATCTGTAAGGATTTAAGCACTTTTATTTTGTCGTTGCAATTGCGTATCACTTCGTCAATCAGTGCCGTATTTTTTAAATACTTATCCTTTTCAGGCTTGTGTTTTTCTATCCCTTCAAAAATTACGGTTTGAATATCTCCAATCCTAATGAATGGAACAACAGAACCGCCAATATGAATATCAAACTTTCTACCCTTGTACAACAAATGCACAATATCAAACAGGTGAGGAGCATCAGAATAAACGGCCACGCAATTTTTTATTGGTTGCCGTAATGGTCGCCCACTATGTAAGCCTTTAGATTGAATATAGAAACATGGTGTTAAACTCATTTTGTTTGGGAAGGTCTGCAAGGAAAATTTAAATTTTCCCATTCGTAATAAACATATCAAAAATAGAAAGTGCAACATAGTAGTTATTTGCTCCTGGTGCATTTCTTCTTATTTTTCTTAGGTAGGTTAAAAAATCTTTTTCATTAAAAATATTATTTAAGCCACGCTGGCTCAATTGTTCAATAACAATAGATTTCATATATTTGTACTCCGATTAGTTTGAATTTGCGTTTGAGGTAATTTGGAAAAAACGCCCCGATGGTTACAGCCAAAGGGGCGTTTGCTTTTAGATAACGAAACTTAATACTTCCGCTTCTGAAACATCAATTAAAGAATCAAGCTTCACTTTTGCATACGTCAAAAGTTCTTTAATCACTCCATTGTTAGCAATTTCAAAGGATTTCATACCACTTTTAAAAACAATAGTGCAACCCTGAGTGCCATCATCCGCAATGATGAATTTTGCTAACTGGCTTTTTTTGTCCGTCAAAACCTCATGACGTTTCGCCAAGATTTCAAACTGTTCAGCCTTTTTAATTCGGTCAATCGCTGAAACCTTTTTTTCTTCCGCTATTACTTCGTTTAAAGGTTTTGTAATTACAGTTACTAAACCATTTTTTCCATTTGTAGATGCTTCCATTTTAGGCGCACTTGCATTTTTTTCTTTTGTTACAATCATTTTTTTTTGCGTTTAAGTATTTGATTATTAATTATTTAACACCATAAAGATACAAAACAACAAAACGTTTTCCAAATTTTTACAAACTTTAATAACCTGATACACAGACGCTTACAACTATTTTAACATGATTTATATCACCTTTTACGCAAATAAATTGCATAACTTTTTGATTTTTAGAGCCTTAAATAATTTTTTCTTTTCAAAAACACAAAAATATCTCGATAGAGCCCGTCACGCGCTATGGAAGAAATGGAAGTTTCCAAAATTTAAAAACGTTATATGAGCCGTATCTATTGATAGTAGAGGGGTTTAAAGCCTTTGAACGCCTTATTTGATAGGTGTTACAGGGTTGCACATAAAAAAACAGTCCTTAGGGTAGTGATGCTGTGAAAGTTTATTGTGGTAAGTTGTAGTCTCCGGATGATGTACTTAAACTTCCTGCATACTTAGCGAATCCAAGTGTATCATGTGCATCACTAAAGTGTGTAGTCTCGGACTGATCTAATTTCTTTACGCGCTCAGGGCGCTTATCTTTCTCAAATCCATTCTTACCTTCAACTATACCGGCATTGTTCATGGATAGTATCAGGTGCTTACAGTTAGACTCGTTATACCTGAACACAGGCAACCTACTGTCATTCTCCTGATGTGCCAGGTACCAGAAGTTATATCTATCCTTATGATCAGGAATAGGCCCTATATCATGCTCATTGATAGTCCACTTATTAGCCGTAAGCACTCTAACTACCATATCCCTGAATGTCTCAGTATGTCCTCTGCCTTTAGCAGATTGATCATAGTAGTAGTTAACTACCTTGCAACCGTGCTCCTTATAATAGTCGCACCAATCCTGTATAGTAGTGTCAATGTTGAATGGCGAAAGTCTGTGCAATGCACTGAGGTATCTGAACTCACGGCCTACCTCCTGGCATGTAACCACGCCATTGAATGACGCACCATAATCACATGCGATATCCAGTGGCTCTGAATGAACACGGTCGCCATCGGCTAAGCAATTAGCTGCTTTCGCTTTTGCAAAGTTATAATCAAGCGATATCAGGAATGAGTTATTGAAAGCATCACGACAATGTTTATCCTCTTTAAATTGCGGATAAAAGCCTCCTTCGATTCTTCCCGGGCGAATGTTTAGAATTTCCGCATCATAAATCATTTTAGTAAGTACGCGCTTATTTTCCTTAAACCATTTAGCACCAAGATTTTTAAAGTTGTGGAACGCATCAGCACGCAGATACATGATACTTGCCGGATCCTTGATCGCTTCCTCTTCCATTTTAAACAACCACTTTCCTTTTGCAGTCATTGGAACAGATGTTGCGTACAGCGTATTTTCATGAAGCGGTGACTTTCCGAATATATCTTTATTCCCCCTTATGGTCGCACCAACATTGTTGAATAACCGATCGTAATCAAACAATGCGGCCTCATCACCTATGGCGCCATCCACATTATTACCACGACCACCATCAACCATGTCTAAAGAAACCATCACAAACGTTGTCCCATTAAACCAGTGGATCGCATTGGTATAATCTAAAATAGGCTCATAAGCTTCTTTCCATTTCCATTTTGCCGGTGCTCTTCGCCCAACAAAATAATGCTTGTCTTTATAATATCCTAAGCGCGCGAATCCCTGAATGGTAGATGGTAGTGTTCGCGTAAGCATTTGGGAATAAGTTGCACCAACCAGGGCAATTTTAGAACGCGGAAGCTCTGTAACAAAGTCAACTGCCTTCTTAGCAATTACGGTACTCTTACCTGTTCCGCGCGCCCACTCCAGAAATATATGAGGCTGTGGAGCCATGATTGCCAATACCTGTGGAATATTGTATTCAATTGGATCCTGTTCGCCAATAATATATTTTGAGTAGTGTACTGCCATTATTTAACCTCCTCCGACTCTACATCTTCAACATCCTTGAAATTCAACATCTTTGATGGCATTTTTGCAGATAGATTAATTGCTCCATCTTTCAGTAATGAAACCAGTTGTTTTTGTAGGTCGGAAGGTAAAACAATGCTGTATTTGTGTGGCTCAAAGTCGCTGAAATCAGGCATGTCGTTCATGTCTAATTCAGGACCAACAATTTCAAGATGACATTTCAATGCCATACTTATTTTTTTGTTATCCCTTGAATTAAGTGCTATCTCAAGGTTTTTACGACTTAACTCCAACAGATATGCAATTTCATACGGTCGATTAACCTTAATCATCTGACCAAAAATATATTGCGTTTCAGCAATGCAATACCTGGCCTTACGTTCGGACATTTCGTATTTATCTTTCAGGAATCCAATCACCGCTGAATGCTGATTATAGCGCATCAGCATGTTATTGATAATAATATACCGTTCGTAATTCTCGCGCGTTTTTGCAGGCAATTTGCTATCATCCGGATTCTCCAGGAATGCAATGATCAGATCTGCTTCCCGGAAGCCTTTTAAATTTTTAGCTGAAGGAATTAATTTTCTGTTTTTTTTCATACGCTGATACCATGAAGTTTTGTGTTTTCAATTATCTGCAGGGCTGAAATTTGTGCCGGTGACGAACCATTAATTGCCAGCTCAAATACACTTCTTCTTACCAAAGCTTCTTGCTTTAATCTTCCGCGCTGATAATGAATCTTGAAGTCTTTATTATCAATAGATTTCTCTTCTAATTCAAGGATAATCGCAATTTCTTTTGGAGAAAAGAAAAGTCCGGCATACTGCTCAACTTGGTTTTGAACTTCTGTATTCATGTTTTTAAACTTTTAGTAAACTTTTTTACCATTAATTACATCCATAATCCATTGCTTGTGAAAATTCATGCTATGCTCATTTCCCATAATGTAACCGCATTCAATGCGCGGATTGTTGCTCATGTTGGCTGAGCTAACAACAGAAGCCTTTAACCGCTCACCATCAATTACCATCACCTTTGCATGACACTTGGTAAGCACATAGCCGGTTGCAAACTTTTCAATAAAATCAAAGTGTTTGGCATCCAGTGTCCGGATCCGATAATCGAAAACAAAATATAAATTGCGGATAGCGCCTGATTGCTTGAGCGCATACAGGATGCGCGCAGGCTCTTCTTTCAGTGTCCAGGTACTAATATAAACATCTGCTGGTCCCGATTGTTCAAGCAAATAAGTAAGTAACTCGTGCATGCTAAATTCACCTGCAGTACAAAATTCAACAAACCGATTGGACAAATTTCGTCCAATTAGTTTTGTCAGCAATTCCGATGCTTTGCAACGTATTTGATAGGACAATTCAAATGAATTATCCGAAGCAGAAGCTTCCAGCTTCGTAGCTTTTTCAGAAAGTTTTTTATCAATATCACTTATCTCAAACAGCGCCATTTGTAAGTTTTATTAGTTCCATATCTATTTCCGCTATTCTGGTAACGGTATAATTATAATCAGCTACCCGCTTTTTATTTGATTTCAGTTTACTTCTTTGCACGCGAAGCCTTCGTGCTTCATCTTTCAATTGAAGCGCTTTAAGCGCAACATTTTCAGTGTTGTATTCGGGAATTTCTTTTTTGATTTCAATCGGAAGAAGATCTTTCCCGGTTGTTTTAAATTCGTCCAGGCGGTTAAAAATATTCCTACGCTGTTCCACAAGCTTCAATACATCCTTCGCAATTTTAAAGCGATCAGAATTTGTTCGTACAATAGCTAATTGTGCATGTAGATAACCGATCTTACGAATCAGCTCACCAAGTTTATCAAATTCGGTTTGCAGCTGCAGAGGAAAATCATCACGATTGTATTTTGAAATTTTCCGCTCCGGGACCAGGACGGAAATTGCGCGAAGCTCAGAGTCTAATTTTTCTTTTGTGTAAATATTAGCACCTGATTGAAACAAAGCTTTCAGTGTATTGTTTGAACCGTATTTCAGGTAAAAATCAACACCCTGCTTGTATTCTCTTCCGGATGCAACCCATTTGGTATAAAAAGAAATTTCCATACCGTAAACTTACAGTATGGAAATTTCCAATCAGAGGACAACCTTAAGCCAACTTAACTAACCATTGTAATTTTGCATCATCACCAATGGCCGAATAACTATATCCGTTATCTTTTAATAATTTATACATTTCACTGCTATCCAGCATAGCGGCAAGCGGATAATGTTGTGTAATGCGTTCAATGAAATCAACTGTTGACAAACATAAATCAGCTTCTCTTATACTTGCAACAGGAATATACTTTTCCTTTATCGCAAACATGATATCTTCTAATTCGGCTCTGAAATTTATTTCTTCAGGGGATTGTTTTTCTTCGTTTATAGACATGGTTGCGGAAGTATGGTGCCAGGATGTGTCTATAATTAATACCGAAGTAATAAATATCGAAGAGTGTTACCACATCTTCCATCCTGGCATTTTTAATTATCAATTTTAAGCGGTAAAATTATAGACAGGACAAAACTAATAAAAAAAGCCACGCATTACTGCATGGCCTTTTTTAAAAATAATTTAAAACCCTAAACTAAACCCTTTTTGTTACAGGGGGTTCAACCCTGCTAATCACTTCCGCTCCGGCTTTAATAAAAGCATCTGCCTGCGCTACGCTGCATGTGCTTAAATCAATGCTCACGTTTCCGTGAACATATTTTCCGGGTCCGTAGCCTGGCGACATCTTGAATTTCCCTTCAAGCTTTGTCGATAATTTTAATGGTTCTGCCATTTTAAATAGATATTAAATGAATACTTGATTGAATTACTAAACTGCAGGAACCAACGAAACAGTGCTTGTGTAAACATAGTTTACAGGAGCCATGCTGCTGATCTCAAACTCGTGTCCGCGAACTCCGCCACTGTTTGTACCGGAATTAAATTTCGGCTTGAACTGTGCGTAAAAATCAGCGCTTCCGATTTGAATCATTGTTCCATCTGCTAAGGGAACAAGAACGAGCATTTGGTCATTTTTTACTAAGCTTGCAAAACCGATCGCTTCTTTTTTCGCTCCCGGATGGAAAATTTTTGCAAGTTGGCCAAAACTGTGACCATCGCGCTCTCCTTGAACGTTGAATTCAACACTTCCTTTGTCAAGTGTGCAATACAATTGGTTCCAGCATTTGCCGACAACAAAAGTATGTGCAGTTGCAATTTCGACTTTTGCACCCGGAGTTACCGCTGCAGGATTTGGAACCTGAATGGCCAAAAAATCCCTGATTGGCGCAAAAAATATTTTTTGTTTGGTACCACCCATGTTGTCTTCTTGACCATCCGGTGTTCCTAAATCTTCATATGCTATTACCATGATTAAAAATTTTTTATGTTTAAATACTTTATTGAATTGTCAAAAAAATTTCCTTAAATCTCTTTAAGAAAACTGCTGCCGGACTCAACCAACTCAGCCACTAATTTTTTATTGGCAGACAGGTCTTCGGCTTTTACTTCTTTTTTATTGTGGAAAAAAGATTTCGGAACTACTTCGTATTTCTTTTCGTCATGTTCTACCACATGCTTTAATTTAGCAGAGCTTGAAAGGCTGCCTAGCTTCTTGCTTAATTCAGCAATTACAGCGTCTTTTTCGTCACACTGTTTTTGTAATTCTTCAACCTCAGTTAATTCAGTTGGAGCGTTTTTTGTTTTTGCCATTTTTATAAAAATAAAATTGTTTTAATTCCGTGAACTGCAATAAAACTAAGCGAAGCAATATGCTTCGCTTAGAATTTTTTTTCTTACGCCTGATCGTTAACGTAAAGTGTTTCAAGGTCAGATATTTCGCAACCTTGTCTCCACTTAACAATAGCTTTGTAGCCATGCAAGGTATCAACCACTTTACCAATCTTGTTAAAGTCGCCTTCCATGTTGGTACCGAAAGCAAGGTTCTCGCGTTGTGTTACAATAACACGTCCGCTGTCTCCCATCCAGGTGCATTCTTCAATACCCCATTTTTTACCGCTTCCGTAGATGTACTTTTTACCATCACCCATATCGGATGTAGCAACTGTACCATAAGTAGTACGCTCATGTTCAACATACGCGCGGAATACATCAGGTGCAACACGGAATGTACCACCCAAATTACGGTGAGTAACAGTCATTCCATTGTACATCAACTCCAGTTTTGTTAATGCGTTTGCATTGGTGATTGCACCGGTAGCAATCAGGTTTGCACCTGCAATTCCACCTCCGGTAATTTCATCAGCAATGATGGTTCCCCATCCTGAAGAAATCACAACATCATCCGCATCAACCCATTTTGCAGGGTGAGTAGCAGGAGATTCACCAGCAGCAGTGATCACTGCACATTTGTAAACTACTTCTCCATAATTTACATAATCACCTACAGCATACGCTAACAAAGCGTCAAACGCAGCAGCATTTCCGTTGTAGTCACTCAAATAAATGTTGTCATTTATTTCCTGAGCAATTTTTTTCATTTCCTGTTCCCAGATCCATTGAGAAAACGGAATGTCTTTCGCGTTTGGGTCCAACTGATCTCCTGCAAAAGTTCCGCGGGCCTCTTCCGGGATGATGGTAATGATTTTCATTCCTTCATACACCAATAATTTTCTGCCTGAAAAATCACGATTAGTTCCTTTCGGAGTTTCCACGTTCAGGTTCAAAGGACGGATTCCTTTGTTTACAGTCATTTTTGGTAATAACATACCAAATGATGATACGTTACGTAATACACGAACTTGTGGAATGAAATCCATTCCGTTCAATGCTTGTGCAATCAATTGCTTGTCGAACTGACCAGCGTATTTTAGGATTGCATCAAATGTTGTTGCTTTTGTTGCCATTATTTTTTTAATTAATTGTGAATACTATTTTTTTACTTTTTTACTGATTGCGTTTAAGGCTATTTTATTTGCGTGGACCGTAAAGCTTTTCGCGTGAAGCGCGTACTTCATCATCCACATCACAGGAGAAATCGGATTCTTTTTCTTCTGCAGTCGTGGTGTCGGTAACTTTTTTTATAGGAGCTGTTGCACCCGGATGTTTCGCTTTCAAATCAGCTAACTCAGTATCGGCACTTGTTTTTGCTGTAGTTAGTGTTTGAATAGAAGTGTTGGCGGTTGCCAATTCTCCTTCAGCTTTTTCAGCGCGTGCAATAGCTGCCGTTAAATCTGTTTTTGCTTGAGCAAGCGTTGCAAGCTCCGCGTTCATCTGACTTAAATGATCTTCAGTCAAAACCGTTTCATCGGCTTTAAAAGTGGAATCTTTACCAGAAAAAAAGGCCGTAATTGCAGCCCAACTTAATTTTGATTTCATGTTTGATTGATTTTGGTTTGTATTACTTGATTGATTGAACTCTTGTGAATTGGCAAGCTCCTGAGCGCGCGCAATAGCTTCATCGAATGTTTTAAATCCATCTATAAGCCCGACACTGATTGCGTCCTGAGCCATAAACATTTTCCCTGATAAAGTTTCTTTTTGATTTAGTCTATCGCCCCTGTTTGATTTTACAGCTCCTACAAATACATCATTGATAGAATTCAGCGTTGCTTTAAGCGCATCGTATTTACCCTGCCTGGCTTGTATAAACTCTTGATTTTTTTGAGTACTTGCATCAGCATATATTTCATGAAAAACGACACCTTGCTTTTCATACATCGCTTGGAGATCTGCAAAACTTACCATTGTACCAATGCTTCCTATACGGTCCGTTTTGTTGGATGCGTAAATTTCAGTTGATGCAGAAGCAAACCAATAGCCTGCGCTTGCGAGCAATCCATCGACAAGAGTAAGTACAGGTTTTTGAGTTTTCGCTGCGAGAACAGCCTCGTGAAGCCCTTCTGTTCCATTTACTGTCCCTCCGGGAGTATCATCTACCATCAGGATAGAACCAATATTAGGATTAGCAGCAGCAGACTGAACTAATGAAATATATGTTTGTGTTCCAGGAGCTCCGCAATTATCGTGTTTCATGATCGGACCAGAAACATATATTACAGCTGTTGAACGGGAAGAAGAGTTGCTAAATGGTTTTGTGTCTTTTGAAGAAAAAGAAACGGCTCCAACGTTATCTATTGAAAAGTATTTTGCAACGACATTTTCTTTATCTAATACATTGAAGTTTCCTTTTAGAATACTATCTATTAAAAGAAACTGAGAATCTGCGTATGACTTTTCAATCAACCAGATACCATTTGTAATTTCTAAAAAAATATTATGTTTTGACATAGCTTCATTATTGAACTATGCCAAAATTCTAACAACCGGAAGGTTTATTAAAGGACAGAAAAACGACTATATATCATACACATAAGCCGGATGTGTTCCATCACCGAAGAAGCTGATGTTATAACCTGCAAGCTCCGGAATGTTTGATTTTGTATTTAACGAATATTTGAAACGGACAGGCTCTTCAATAGAACCAATTATTTTGCGCAACTTATTGCTATCAGTATAGTCAACAATGAATTTACCATTGCGCATTTCATTAAATATTTTTGTTTTTTCAATGGTATCTTTTGGCGAAAATGCTGAAATGTTTCTTTTGTAAACAGTACCACTATTGGTATCTTCAGTAGGCTCCGCATAACCGATGGTACCTAAAGTTGCATACACTTCGTACCATCTGCAATTTGCTTTTAATGTTATTTCGGTAGTAATAGCGCCATCAATAGCGTCATCTATACTTTCAACATCATCAGCTTTAGCAATTTTAAAGCGGATTATTCCGCCTAAATTATCATCTTCAAATAGGGTTATATCGTCCATTTTTATTGAGTTTTTGTACTGTTTTTCGGGACACATGTCCCATAAATTAATTATATCAATGATACCAAAGGCTCTAAGCCTTTCTCGTGTCGGTAGTAATCTTTTTTGATAGTTTCGTACGGCAGAACGGTCTCATCCATGTTAAATTTGTCGTATGCAAACAGGATCGCTTCTTTCTTTTTTATCTTTTTTATTTCCATCAATGTATCGATCATAATTCGCATTTGCATTTTTAAATGACACTCCACAAAACGGTTGAACTCAACAATATTTGTTTTTGTGAGCACACAACCCTTCCTCAGAAAAACTTCTTCCACAATTTTAACCGTGATCAGATCCGAGTAATACGCATTGCAATCAGCAATGCGTTTATCCTTTGTAGTTTTCGGATCACCCACAAGTTGGTAAAAATACTTTCCTATTGCGCTGTCTCTCCTCATCAATGCAGGAGTTCCAAAACAATTTTCAATATGTTTTCTTACGTATGGTTTTGCCGGAATAGATGCTGTAAACATAAATAGCGAGTTAGGTTAGTATCTGTTTTTTTTCTGGACTACTGGACTGAATACATTTATACATAGTAATTTACCAATAAACACTGGACTTTGCAATAGTCCAGACGATTTTTTTTGAAAAGCACTGTTAAACAGTCCAATTGACGATATTCAATTAAATATATTGATGCTCTAAGTATTCCGATCATAAAAAAAGTGGACTATTTTCGCTTAGTCCACAATAGGACTAATTAGTACTATTTTAAAAACCACTTAAAAGCACTGCCATTATTGCAGCACATAAACATTCAGTCCAAAAGTCCACTTTTTTACATCTTTTATAGGTGACTATTAAACAAAGAAATAAGGAATAAAAAAGAATATATATACTGTATGCGCTGATCTAAAAATTTACATCAGAAAACATCACAAGTGGACTTATTGCATTGGCGGGCTTCTTTTGACACCCCTGCGCTAAAAACAACCTTTCAGGGGAGAGGGGTAAAGGGGAGAGGAAGGTAAATTAAAGGCATAAAAAAGGCTCAACAATGTACTGTTGAGCCAAATTAATAAGATACATCCCATTGTGTGAGATACGCGCTAAGAAGTTACATTACTGTGTTTGATTCAAGTTTAAATCTTGTTTCCATTTGTTAGTTTTCCAGTCCCGCCACAACTTTTGCAGGCTCCCGGGTATGGTTCTATGCTTGTTGATCTTGTTTGTTCAAAACCTCTGTCTTTTCCATTGCCACGGCAATCCGGACATTGGAAAGGAAGCTCTTCAATGAGCTGCCCCTTATCAAAATTTAATTGCAACTCGAATATAAGATCCTTTCTTTTTAGCCTGGTACAATATTCATGGGCAATCACTAATTTATCTTCATAGCCGGGCACAACTGTAATTCCTCTGTATTGTAATCCTTTTTTAATTTCAACAGTTTCAGGTTCTCTGTAAAATTTTCGCAAGTAATCAATGTGCATTCCGATAAAATACTCAGGCGCAAATATTTTCACTCTTTCCATGTCGCAGAAATTACGCAAAGTGATGTGCGCTGAATGGTATAGTTTGTGCAAAAGCTGTTCGGTAATGCCTTCTGTATAAATAATACTTCTTGTTTCCATATTTCAAATTTATTAATTATTTACCAATTTCAATACATGTAAAATCAATTTGCTCTACTCCCGGGTGTTCTGCAAACTGCCAGATGCCTACAATTTCATAAGTGCCTAGTTTCGAAATATAAATCAGTTTCCCTGATTCCGATATAAACAAGTTAGATTCCATCTTTTATTTTTTTATAGATCAACAGCATTAAATATTCGCTATTAGACCCCGATTTAAACTCAGTTAAAAACTCGCTGGCGGAAACTCCATTTGATGCATAAGTCACAATGCTTCCCAGATCAAAAATATGGATCCTGGCCACATCAATTAATTTTGCGTAAAACTTATTATTCGTATCCGGATCACAAATGATCACATCCATTGGTAAATCTTTTTGAGGAATTAAATGTTCCGGAGCCAAATTGAGGCTGTAAATAATATCTGCCTGCAGCTTATTATTTATGTTTTGTATGTTGATTGTTTTCATCGCGTAATTTTTTTGAATTCAATTACCCATACCCAGGGATTTGCAAACCATGACGCTACTCCATTTGTTTCATACCACAATGATTCAAACGAATCCCTTGCAGTATAGCATTCGCTAACTGAGTTTTTAAGGTAATTTTTATATGTATTAATAGTTTTTGTATTCCCCCATTTATTTCCATCCCAAACCTGAATATCTTTCAGGTCGTCATCCTGTGGAAATAATAATACTCCTTCAGCTTTCGCATCTTCTTCTGTAATATCATGTAATCGTTCAACTCTGATATTAGTGATTTCAAGCCATATACGGGCATATGATTTAGGCATATGAATAGATGGCTTCCATTTAGACAGTCCGGATGGAACTTCTCTGTTTACATAGTTGGCTTTAAAAAAATGAAACCCTGATGTCAATCCTATTGCGAAAGTTTCTCGCACCCAAAGCAAATCACCAATTTTGCCGTAAGGGCATTTGATTACATCAGTTACTTCATATCTTTCCACTTCTCCAGGAACTACAAACCTTGCAACAAAGTCTCCTTGTTTTTGCCAGTTATTGCTTTTTACAATTTCAGTTGCTTTTATATTTATTTTTTCTAATCCTCTTGTTCTCCTGGTCTTTGATTTTGTTTCGTTATCAACAGCAATCACCATTGGTGTGCTGAATAATATTGGAATTTCTTTTTTCATTGCTTTGCGTTTAAGGGTTATTAATTAGTTAACTTTTTCAAAAATTAATCTCCAGTATTCAGTTCGTTTTACTTTCGAACATTCTATTCCTATGATATTCATTCTTTCTGTTGCGCCATCAGGATGAAGCAATAATATTTCTTTTGCTTCACTGATTACTTTTCCGAAAAATTCTTTTATGTCAATCCAGTTTCTATTCCCATCGGAATATTCTACCTCTATCAACTTTTCATTTTTATCGTAATCACATGGTGTAATTCCTTTTGGAATTTTCCTTGTAAATCCCGGGTGAGAAAACCTTGAATCCATCGATTCTTTTATTAAATGGTGAATGGGTATTTTAATGAAGTCCATTTTGTTTTGCGTTTAAGGGTTTATATTGATTATTATTTATAGTGGTATTTCTTGAATTTCTCATAAAGTACATCAGCAGCTGCTCTCACTTCATCAATTGTTTTTCCTTTTAATTTTTCCAGCTCATCATAAAGCTTATCGGCTTGTTTTCTGTTTTTAAAGACAATTGGAAATTTAAACTCTCCGGATTTCTTTTTTCCAAATCTTAGCACTGGACAGTATAAGTCGATATACGGTTTTTTTATAGTCATCATGGGCTGCAAGTGAACAAATCTTAGTGCTTCTGTTTGATTTAAATTTTTCATTTTTTTTCGTTTAAGGTTAGTATCTCAATTTTCTCTTTTAACTCAATTATTTTTTGAATATATTCAGCTTGCTCAGCAGCAATTTTCTTATTCAGATTATTGCCAATTGTAATTAACTCAGTTGAGTTTTTATCTGTTATTAATGCTGCTGTTAGAATAGCTGCGTGTATTTCGTTTTTTGAAGTTTTTCATGGTTTATAATTTAGTACGCATTTCAATTTCTATTTTGGCCAGGTTAATTATTTGTCCGATTGAACTGGATATTTCTTTTGCCTGAGGCACGTATTCTTTATCGGCTTTCACTTTTTCGATATTATCTAATAGAGTATCCCTGAGCTTCGACATTATGCTTAATGGAATAGTTTGTGATTTGAGAATTACTGCCGTGTTTTTATTTAGTTCAGTAACATCACCGGAGATCGCCACTTCAACTTCAATGTGATTCTGAAATAAAATATTTAAATCAAATAATGTTGTCATGATCCACTCTGAATCTGTGGCAATATGAATCACGTCATTATCCTGCCTGAAGGATTGAAATAATAATATCTGATCGTTTTTTTTGTTTTTAAAGTGCTTCCCCATCATGGATTGCAGCTTTTTAATTTTGTCGTTGCTCATGTTTTTTAATTTGTCGGTTTAACATTAATTCATTTCTTTTTAGTTCAATTAATTCGGGATATTTTAATAATTCTTTTTTCAATTCCGGTTTTTTAAATGCCAGCAATCCGGCTACGTATCTATCACTTAAGGCCATATTTGATGATGCTGCATTTAGCATTGCGTTTTCCGCCCTGGTAATTAATGATAAATTTTCAAGTGTAACATTGGTTGTGTCTTCATCTAAAAATCTCAAAACAAATCCTTCAGGTACCGGTCCGAAATGTTGTTCAAATAACCATGGTCCATAATGAACAAATCCGGATCCTGTTTTTATTACTTTAAATGGCCTGTTATAATCGCGATCGTACCAGGTGCGAATATCACCAACTTTCAAAACTCTTCCTTCCCAGCATTTCCAATGACTATCAGCATATCTGCGCATATCAACATTTCGTACTTTAATTTCAGATTTTTCAATTTCTGTTCGTTTCAGTTGCAGATACCTTCTTTTCTTCTCAACATGTTTTTGCCTCCATCCTTTATTTTTATTGTAGAAAACATTGAATAGTTCAGCGATTTCCGTGTCACCCAAAACTTTATAAAACTTCTTCAGGAAATAAATCTGATCATCATTCCAGTATTCCAGATCCATTCTTTTCAATCCAAGTTCATAAAGTTTTGTCCGGGTTGTAGTAAGTCTTAAATTCAAAGCATTAGCCAACTCGCTATTTGTCATCGATTGATAATTTGCTTTTAAAAAGCAAAGCATATCATCTGTCCAGACAGTTTCATTGTACACGTATTTCCCGTTTTTATATGGCATACTATGTAAATATTAATCGTTTATTTTCTTTGATAATTTTTGATTCAAAAGGAAATCCATTTTCAGGGACCTGCTGGATCTGATCCATCAAGGCGCCCGAACCGGTAAATACAACATGATATGCTGCACCAATCATAATTTGTAAATGCAAACACTTTCCATTGCTTTTATCCTTTGCGTATTTTGATTCTACAATCCGGAAAGCGTGCACCATTATTTTATTATTCAGGATGTTATCCATTTCTATTTTGGTTCCGATAAAAGATTTTGAAGCAGTTTCGATACCGAATTCGCTAAACTTTTTCATTTGCTATTTTCTTTTTTAGATTAATACAATTGGCGTGATTTAACCATCCATTATAGGATGCTAATGATTGCCGGTTTTTGTTTTTGGATATCATCCGGAAACAGTTTTGTTTTATTCGCTTCCTTAATCGAACATGTGTGTGGTAAAATACATAACCAACAAAATCAACTCCGCGATATTCAACCGGAAATACCTGGTAGTTTTTTTTAACTGTTAATTTTAAATGTTCCTGCATGTATTTTTTTATATCAGCAAGGATGGCGTGTAAATAGGGTTTATTATCAGAAAGGATCACAATATCATCAGCATACCGGAAATAATACTTCACTGCTTTATCTTCTTTTATCCAGTGATCGAGATAGGTGAGATAGAAATTTGCAAAATATTGACTTAAATAATTTCCAATTGGTAGTCCCGGTGCGCTATCAATAATTTCATCAAGCAAAATCAATAAATCAACATCCTTTATTTTTTTTCGAAGCATGTATTTTAAAATATCATGATTCACATTCGGATAAAACTTCGTTACGTCAAGTTTTAAGCAATATTTTGTTCCCTGCTTATCAACTAATGCTTTTTTGAATGAACGTACGGCTGCATGTATTCCTTTCCCTTTTATACAGCTATATGTATCCGCAGTAAATGTTGAAACAAAAATCTTTTCCATTACATTCATAATCGCATGATGAACAATTCGATCAGGAAAGTATGGCAAACAAAATATTTCGCGTGGCTTAGGATCTGTAATCATAAAAGTTTTATACTCGGATGTTTTATAGGTTTTGTTTTTCAGCGATTCATGAAGCTGTAGTATTTTTTCTTCACGATTCTTATCAAATAGCTGAACACCGTATTGATGTTTTTTGCCTTTTCTGGCATTTGCATCAGCAGCATATAAATTTTCAATGCTGATGATCTTATCGTATATGTTTCCTGTTCTTTTCATTCCTTTGCTTTCACGGTCGTTTTCGTTTTCACTACCAACGCCCAATCTTTTAAACTTTATTTTTTGCCCTGTTGGCAAGGTTTGCATTGTTATTAAATTATTCCCAGCATAGGTGGGAGCCGCAATCCGTACCCGTGTGCCAACCATCGTAATTCGAGTACGAGAAGCCGAAGCCCGACACATCAAACAGCTCATCCAATGCACAACCCAATTTCATTACATTAAATAATAATCAATGTATAGTTGTTTAAATTGCTCTACCGCATATAAGCATAAATCACTTGATTTAAAGCAAAGGCGGGAGCCGCAATACGTAAGCGTGCTCCAACCAGCGTAAGCCGAGTCCGAGACGCCGAAGCCCGATGGCTTTTCGTTAGAGGCATCTACTTCAAACCATGGGAAGTATTTCCATTCATTTTTATTATTCCAGTTTGGTTCCCATCCTTCATTCAATGCCTGAGTGATGATGATAAGTTTATAATGGGATAACAAAGCTTTCTGATGCTTTTCAGGAAGCGCACTTACATCAGGTAATGTTTCAGAAGTGTTTAATGCTTTGCACGCATCTTCAAATGTTTTGATTTTGTTCATTTGTTTATTATTTGATTGTTAAAAATTGATTGTATAAGTCGATGAATTGTGTCCCGGCATAAATGGCTAACTCTTTATTTTTAAAGCAAAGGCGGGAGCCGCAAGTCGAATGCGTGAACCAAATACCGTAATCCGAGTACGAGAAGCCGAAGCCCGACTTGTTTGCTTCAAACCAAGGGTAATATTTATATTCACTGGAGTTGTTCCAATCCGGCTTCCACCCTTCGTTCAATGATCTATTGATGATTGAAATTTTCAGAAATGCTTGCGCAGCCAATAATTCTTCATCAACTCCACTATAATTCAATAATATTGACTGGCTTTCTGTAGTTCCAACTTCATCACATGCATCTTCAAATGTTTTTATTCGATCCATAATGTTTTGTGAAAGGATCTCTTTGCCGATTAAATTTTCAAGCAAAGATTTTCCGCTTTTGTCAGCGGATCTGTATGCTTTTAAGGCATTTGATTTTTTAATGTTGATTGTTCCCATTTTGGTTTTTTGTTTAAGGTTTATATTTATTTAATATTCATTTTTGAAAATTTGCTTTTCATAAAACTCAAAACGGCATATCATCACTCTTCTTAGGCAATACACCAACTTTCGAATCAAACACCGTAAAGTATTCTACATTATTTCGTTTATCGCGGCCGCCATCTTTATCACCGGTATCGTTATTTGCAATGGTTGGATTAAATACATATCCTTTGTATAAGCAATATCTTTTTATCGAACGCTTGAATACACGCGTATCCATGTATTTATTTTGTTTTTGTTCTGGGAATGCTGCATAGAAATCTTCGAGCATTATTTTTCTATCGAACGGTTTATTTAAGTGGTAATTAATTTTTCCTGTTTGTGCATCATCCTCGTTATCGTGATCATAATACGATTCTGCCCACTCAAGAAAGATCTCACCAATTTGCTGACGTAACCTGCGTTTTTCCAAACGTTCCATTGGAGCTTCAACCAAACCGTGTTCAAAATAAATTTGTACACAGTTGGCAGCGAAATTGTAAAATCGATTCCACTGGTCATCGCTCCACTCGCTAAAAAACATGCAGCCGTGTTCATCAACCGGTTGATATTTTGCACTGTAATAATCACTGAAAGCCATTTTAAACTGACGCGCTTCAAAACTTCCACCTTCGCCATTCAGCGCATGGTTAGTCGTTATTAAAATCTTTGGTGATTCTTCAGGTGTTAATCTGAAGGAAGGCTTACCTTTTGGATTTATTTTCCAGTTTCCGCCAATGTGACTAAACCAGTTTTCGAAATCGAAATTCACTCGCACGTCATCAATATTCACAACGCGTGTTCGCTCGTTTACTTCTTCCAGGATAAATTTATCTTCAGCGATATCCTTTTGTTTTCCCGGGATAATAACAGTCGGAATAAGTTTTTCAAGAGCTGTACCGTTTAATGATTTTCCGCTGCGTCCATTACTATCTCCAACTTCCGATTGAACGCCATCCATGGCAATTACTGCTTTTGCTCTGTTTGCATCAAAATAATCATGAAGTAAAAAACCGAAGCCACAGCATTTATTTATAAAGTGCATCATCAGATCTTCTTTTTTCAGATCCGACAATTCTGTTTTTGGAGTATTCGGTTTTTTGATTTTAAAAATGCCTTCATGCGTATCGCGCCAGTGGAAATTACTGGTGTTCATGTAATATTGATAAAACATACATTTCTCAGCTTCTTCTTTTCCTTGCGGGTATTCAATGCTGAATTTTTTATCTGCATCCTGTTTTACTCTTATGTTTAAAGGTTTTATTGTTGCGCTGAAATCTTTTATCTTATCTTTCCATACATGGCCATCCAGTTCGGTTATTTGTTTTTCTTCAACTCCTTCAGATGTAATTTTCCAGTACACTTTGTTAAAATACATAAACTGGATTCCTTTATCCGATTTGTGAAATTTTAGTGTAATAAAATCGAGGTTGTTAAAATTGTCCAGGTACATGCGATATCCTCTGAAAAACATTTCCTGAACATTCTTTTTCTGCAAAGCAAACTTTACAAAATCACTTAAATAATCTTTGATTTGCGAAGGCTTTACAACTCGCACAACGTTATCTTCAACGCGGATAAAATTAAATTCACCATCTCCCTGTAATGCGTACCGGCCAAACTTTTTATTTTGAAGGAACATGCAGCACTCTACATATTTAAAAGTGGTTACAGTTTCGGTACCATCGCCTTTTTTCTTGGTGTATTCTTCCCAGAACTGTTCTTCATGCGAAATTGGTTGCGCAAGCTCCAGTTCGTTTTCTTCATTAAAATGAAATTTTTCACGGCCAATCAAAAACACTTTTCGTTCCTTCAATAAGTCCATGTGATGTTTGGCAAACTCCACATTACTATCCAGGTGAAAGAATTCTTTGCGTAATTTAAATTCGTTATACGCTGTAATATTGTGGCAATTCACGTAATGTCCAATTCCTTGCGGATGCAATTTTGCATCTTCAAAATCTTTCAGGAACAGATCTTCCTGGCCCTCTAGTGTGTATTTCAATAAATCATCAACGCCCTTTTGTTTATGTTCTTTGCGCACATACGCAAAATAAATTTGCAAGTGGATCCCGGAACTGTTTAACGCATGAAAATATTTACGGAAATTCATAATAGCAGCAACGAAGCTTCTTGGCCGCTGATCTACCGGAGCATCAATACTTGATCCGATATCGCAAAAGTCAGCATCAACAAAAAATACCACTTCTTCTACTTCGCATTGCTTTACAATCAGTTGGTATTCGTGTGCTAACTGTCCGCTGTTAGCGATATTGTGAATACCCATGATGCCAACACTATCTAAACCGTGTTTCGTGCTTTTGTCGGCTTTTTTTTCGCCTTCCTGAGTAGCCAGGCATTTTATTTTAATTCTGTTTTTATATTTAGTGCGGATGGTTTTATTAATCCAAATTCGGGATCCCGAATTGTAGGGGCTTTTATATTTAGTGGGCCGTCCGTTTTTATCAGGCCATAACTCAGGATGTTGGTAGCGGATTCGAATAAGCGGAAAATCTTTAGATGTTCCTTTTCGATTATACAACATCGGATTGTTATTCAAATCCATGTAATGCAAAATCATATCATCACCACTGGGATCAATTTCCCAACGCTCGTTCAGTGTTCCTTTTTGATATCGGTCAATTTCAATGGTAGTTTCATCGTTATTCCCTTTTTTCTCATCACGCTGATCAGCATCATTTAATCCGGAAGCCGCTAATTGTTGATCGCGGAAACTACTTTGTTTCTCAGCTTTCTTTTCTTTTTTAGCTGGCTGCTTTGGTTGTATTAATGGTAATTCTGCTTGTTCGTATTCCAGATTTATATTTAGTCTGTCTGCTAAAAACTTCATGGTTTGCAACCAATCCAAGTTTTTAACTTTCGTTACAAAACCAACATAACCAACACCGGCAGTATCACAGCTCCAACACTTCCATATTCCTTTTTGCTTACTTACATTAAATTTCTTTTTTGAATTGCAAAACGGACAATCCCCAACTCCTTTATTTGACAGGGTAACATAATCACCAATCACATCCAGGATAGCTCCTTTGGTTTCAATTTCTATTTTACAATTTTCGGTTATATAGGTCATAAATAATTTATAATTAGGTTAGTCCATCACAAAAGTTTGACAAGGCATGATCTATTTGATCTAATAAGTCTTCATGTTTTTCAATTGTCATTGAACTTTTTATTGTTTCCGAAGGAAAATTTTTAGCACGCAAAACAATTGCTTTGCTTTTTATTCTTAATGCCTCAAGTCCTTCAATAATCAATTTTTCATCTGTAGCAGTTAATCTTAAATTAATTGAGCGGTCATTTTCTCTTTCAATTGGCGAACTATAAATACCCGAACTATATTCTTTTTGGCGGGCAAGCTCCATTGCTTTTTTTGTAAAATCGGATATCTCAGTCATGGTTTAATAAATTTTTAATATTCCGTTATGTGATTTTCCTTCTAAATCTTCAATTGCACTTTCTACGCCTGCTTTCAAGTAACCATAAGCTACCGCAGCATTATATTCGCGGCTATTTTCCTCTGCTCTGTTTAAATTATGTTTTAAATAATTTATAAGGCTTTGTTTTTCTTTTGCTGATAATCCTGCCATTGTTATAATTTTTAGTTATATAATTCTATTAGTTGAAGCATTACATTAGCGCGCTTTTCAATCACTTTTAATTTCTGATGAACATGCTGCAGTAATCTTTTTTGTTTAATTTTCTTTTGCTGATGCCAGCGCTGTTTGTTGGTGAATACTGTCATGGGCTATAAATGGTTTATAATGCGGACGGCTTAAAGTCAGGTAGCACTGCCATTGAAATATAATTTCGTCTAATGCTTTTTCGATGTCAGATTTCTTTTTCATCGTTTATAAGATCTGGCAACATCAATGATCATATTTAATTTTTCCAACTCACCGGCATAAGATCTATTAGTCATCACCGGAAGAATATTTTTCAGATCCTCTTCATGAAAATTAACCAGCCAGCATATTTGAAACATAGTATATTTCGAACAATCCTTTCCAACCGATTTATACAAATCATACACCTTAGCCATCGATCTTGCAACCTGTGGTTTTTTATAGTGATCGCTTAATTTTTCCAATACACGCTTATGGTTTATCCACAATTGTATTTTAAAAGCAAATTGCTGTTTAGTTAGTGGCTGATTCATTTTCGATAGAATTAGTAAGGTTTACAACTAATTGAATAAGGTCGTTTACGGTTTTTAATTTATTTACATCATCGTATGCCAATGCTATTTCAAATGCGCTTTCTACTTCATAACCTATGGTCATCATATCTAATGAATCAGCTCCAATGTCTTCTGCAAAGCGTGATGTTTCGGTAATTTGTGAAACCGGTGTTCCGGTCACATCAAAAATTATTTCAATAATTTTCTTTTCCGGTTGTAGTCTGTTTATTTCTGTCATGGTAGGTATCATTAGAAGTTTAGGTGTAAATGTTTTTCAATAAATATGGAGTAGGGGTGAACGGCAATAAAGCCCCATCTGCGTGCAGTATCAACTTCCATTTTTGCACCTTCTGATTGATCCCAATCATTTAGAGTTACCAATACATCAGCAACAGGTAATACTTGAAAACAAGCACGCATACAAGCTAACCAGTGTTCGTGATCGCTTGTGTAAAATTCCCGTGGAATCGATTGGCAGATCTCATGTGGATTTAACACAATGTATCCCAGCGTTTCGAGGTTTTTTTGTGCTTCTTCAAATGTTACGAAGTTTCCGCCTATCACTTTGGAAATCGGGCCAGAGATGTAAATTGTTTTTTTACTCAT